GCTATGACGAACGGGCCAAGTGGTCTGATGAGATTTATGGCAACAAGGTAGCGTCAATTCCTTTGACTGCTATTGATGACTTGAACAAACAAGGCATTATGCGTGGCTACCATGTTATTGATAACGCAAAGTTTGCAATGTGGTTAAACAACCCAGACAACCGAGCATGGCGTACACGCCCAGGAGTGATCTAAATGAGCTTCACCAGTTATGCTGACTTACAGACCTCCATCGCTGGTTACTTGGCTCGGTCTGATCTGACTTCTCAAATACCAGACTTCATTCGTTTGTCTGAATTGCGTTTGCGCCGTGACTTGCGTATTCGTCAAATGCTGAAATCGGTCACTACTGCGACTGTTGCTTCTGATAGTACAGTTGAGTTGCCAAGTGACTTCCTAGAAGTGCGTGATCTGTTTATCGTTGGCAATCCTGTCCAGCCATTGACCTATTACAGCCCTTCAGCGTTTAACCGTAACGCTAGAACTTGGGAGATTGGCAAGCCCCGTGATTACACAGTGCTGGCTAATGACTTTCAACTGGCTCCAATACCTGATACGGTTTACACGGTGCAAATGCTTTACTTTGCTGCTCCAACATTCTTGAGCGACACAAACACAAGTAACGTATTTCTTGCCAACACGCCTGATGCTTTGCTCTACGGTGCTTTGCTTGAGGCCGAGCCATACCTGATGAACGATGCTCGATTGAACACATGGGGATCCATGTTTGATCGGGCAATGTCTTCAATCACACGCTCTGACCAACAAGGCCAGTATTCGGGTGTTCCCCTTGCAATCACTACACTGAGGTAAATCATGGCTGAAATGTCCAACTTCCTTGAGAACGCGCTGATTAACGCGACTCTGCGTAACACCTCTTACACAAGCCCTGCTGTTGTGTATTTGGCTCTGTACACCTCTGACCCTACTGATGCCGATACAGGCACAGAGGTAACTGGTAACGGCTACGCTCGACAATCCATAACTTTTGGTGCGCCATCTAACGGTGTGTCTACCAACAGTGCTGCTATTGAGTTTCCTCAAGCCACTGGCTCATTTGGCACAGTTACGCACGTTGGCATCCGTGATGCTTTGACCTCTGGTAACTTGCTGTTTCACACGCCTTTGGACGCATCGAAAACAATCGCCACTGGTGACGTTTTCCGTGTTGCTTCTGGCTCTCTTAGCGTTTCCTTTGCGTAATGGCTGATCTGCTGCCACCGTGGACGATAGACAGTCTTGACCAGCTAAAAGCTAGTCTTGATGATCTAACGCTCACGCTTGACAGCGATTTATACATAACGTCAGTCACTCTTTGGGATGCTTACGGTTCTGTCAATGCTCAGGCATCAGTTAATGCTCAAGCGACAAGGGTACAGTTTGCGACTGCAACAGTAACGGCTGCGGCCAATGCTTCTGCTGACGCTACCCGTGTTCAGTTTGGCAATGCCTCTGTAAGTGTTTCTTCTGTTGTCTCTTGTGATGCAACAAGGGTGCAATTTGCTAATGCTGATGTTGCTGTTAATGCAAGCGTAACGGCTGACGCTACACGGATTCGCTTTGCTGATGCGTCTGTTAATGCTAATGCAACTTGTGAGGCAAATGGAACAAGAGTTCAGTTTGGCTCTGGCAATGTAACTGGTGAAGTCACCTTTACAGCATTGGGCGGCATTGTTGCGAACGGTGTTGCTTCTATTGCGTGCGCCTCTGTCTTTGATGCAAGTGCTATTAGGGTGCGTGATGCCTCTGGCACTGTTTCATGCGTTGCAGACTTTACTGCTTTGGGTGGTGTCATTGCTGATGGCGTGGCCTCTGTTAATTGCGTAACTGACTTTAGTGCAAGCGCCACTGCTCTTTATGCTGGCGCTGCTTCTGTTACTGTCTTTGGTAATGTATCGGCTGCTGCTCAAAGCGGTGATAGTTGGACGGTTGACCCTGAGTCTGATAACACTTGGACGATCACAACGGTAGACAGAAACACTTGGTCGCAAGTATCAGCAAATCAAAACACATGGAATGATGTTTCTCAGTCTTCAAATGATTGGGCGCAACAATCGAACGGGAATAACACATGGCTACAACAAAACTGACGTTTGGCGAGTGGATGCCTGATCAGCCAGGAATCTCTGGCGCGTTGACTGATGCCAAAAATGTGGTATCTCAAGCCATAGGTTACGGGCCATTGCCTACTGCTGCAATCTTCTCTGCTGCTGCTTCTGAAAACCTGACAACTCTAGTTGCGGGTAAGACCCCTGCAAATGCAACAAAGTTGTTTGCTGCTGGATCTACCAAGATCTTTGATGTGTCTGGTGTTGGTGCTCTAACTGACGTATCCAAGACTGGTGGTTACACGCCAAACGCAAACAATGACCGTTTTAGGTTTACGCAGTTTGGCAATGCCATTATTGGCACGAACAACAGCAACCCAATGCAATCGTACACATTGGGGACTTCTACGGCATTTGCTGACCTTGCGGCTGGCGCACCTATCTGCAAGTTTTTGACTGTTGTTCGTGACTTTGTTGTCACAGCATTTACCACTGAAAGCAGCACTGTTTATCCTTCACGGGTTCGCTGGTCTGGTATCAATGATGAGACCACTTGGGCATCAAGCCAAGTAACTCAGGCTGATTTCCAAGACATTCCTGATGGTGGTCAGATTGTTGGCATTCGTGGCGGTGAGTTTGGTCTGGTGTTCCTTGAAAAAGGTATCAGCCGGATGACGTACATTGGCACGCCATTCATTTTTCAGTTTGACAACATCTCACGTGGCAAGGGTTGTATTGCAGCCGGATCTATTGCTCAGACTCAGGGAATGAGTTTCTTCCTGTCTGACGATGGCTTTTATTCGTGTGACGGACAAAACGTCATTCCTATTGGCTCTGAAAAGGTGGATCGGTGGTTCTTTGAAAACGCTGATGAATCGGCCTTTGAAACAATGAGTGCTTCCATTGATCCAGTTCGTAAGCTAGTGATTTGGAACTTCAAAACCTTGTTTGCACAGCGCCAGCTAATCATTTACAACTTCAAGACACAGAAGTGGACATATGGCGATGCTGGCACAGATTACATTTCTGATGCCTCTACCGCTGCAACGTCATTGGAAGGCTTGGACTCTATTTCCACAAGCATTGATGCTTTGACTGTAAGTCTTGACTCAATCTTGTACATGGGCGGCAAGTATTTCCTTGGCGGTACGCTTGGGCCTAATGTTGTGACATACAACGGCGCTCCGGCTGTTGGTCAAATTGTTACGGGTGATATTGCTCCAGGTGGAAGATCTATCGTTACCTTGGCAAGACCTCAAATTGATAACGGCTCTGCAACTGTTGCTGTTGCTTCAAGGGTCATGCTGAACCAAGATGTAACTTTTGGCTCACCTGTTGCTGCTGACTATGAAAATAGGGTATCTTTGCGATCAAATGGTAACTACCATCGGTTTAGAGTGGTTCCCACAGGTAGTAACTGGAAGACCGCTGTTGGCATGGACATTGACCTTTCAGGGCAGGGTGCGCGATGACTGTCCAATTCAGAACACTTCCTGTCTTTGGCACTGACCCTCGGGCTGTGGCTGATGTGGTCAATGGCATCATGAATGGCAAGACCAACAACACAGGGACTGTTACGCTTGCTACTGGAAACGCCACTACAACAACGATTTACGACAGCCGGATAAGTGGTGACAGCAAGATTATTCTTGTTCCTTACAGTGCTGCGGCGTTTACTGATTCAACGCCTTACGGTGCTTTTCAAGACTCTACGGATCAAACAGCGGCCTCTACAACTGCTGCTTATCCAGTGACGTTTAACACCAATGATTTTGTCAATGGAATCAGTGTTGTTAGCAACTCTCGCTTAACAGTCAAAAATTACGGGATTTACAACGTCCAGTTTAGTTTTCAGTTTGTCAACACCGACAGCGCAATTCAAGATATTGATATTTGGTTTAGAAAGAATGGAACCAATATTGATAACTCAAACAGCAGGTTTTCTGTCCCTAACAGACATGGAAGTGTTGATGGTCACTTGATTGCTGCATTGAATTTTTGGGTGGAATTGTCAGCCGATGACTATGTTGAGATCATGTGGGCAACAACCAGCACCAGCGTAAGTCTTCAGCAGCTTCCTACGGCATCAAACCCTACAAGGCCAGCAACACCCTCTGCGATTGTTACTGTTAACTTTGTATCGTCTAACGGTACAAATGCTGCTGGAGATTACGGGGTTTATGTCAGTTCTCAGACAAAGGGACAAGCAACCCTTACGCATTTCTCAAATAGTACAGCAAACAAGACATACGCCTATGTTGTTGTTGGCTGAAATTGTCTATAATCATTCCATCGGATCACCCGCTATGGAATCCAAAACTTTTAGGAGTTAGTCATGGCGGTTACGCAGACAACACAAGTCGATCCAACCATCCAGCCCTTCTTGTCCTTTGGACTAGGTGAAGCGCAACGTCTTTATCAGGCTGGTGGCCCACAATACTTTGCTGGCGACACCTTTGTTCGTCCTTCTGAAACCACTCAAACTGGTCTGCAAGCACTAGAACAACGTGCCGCACAAGGCAATCCTTTGCTTGGCACTGCTCAACAGCAATTGCAGCGTGAGATTGGTGGCGAGTTCCTTAGCGGAAATCCATTCTTCCAAGGTGCTTTTGCTCCGGCTGCTCAAGCTGCTACACAACAGTTTCAAAAGGCTATTGGTGACGTTTCTAGCGCAGCTTCTAGGGCTGGTCGTTACGGCTCTGGCGCTATGCAAAACCTTCAGGGTCAAGCGTCTAACCAACTGGCACAGCAACTGTCAAACACTGCTGGACAATTGGCTTATCAGAACTACGCTAACGAACGTCAACGCCAAGCGGCTGCAACTATGGCTGCACCTGCAATGGCTCAGGCTGATTACCAAGACATTCAGAATCTGCTGAACGCTGGTCAACTGCGTGAAGGCTACACAGGCCAACAACTTCAGTCTGACATTAACCGTTTCAACTTCTTGCAAAACGCACCACAGCAAAACCTTGGAACTTTCTTGTCTAGCGTCTATGGCAACCCATTGGGACGTCAAGGCACACAAACAACAGGTGGCTACCAAGACGCTTCAGGTCTTCAGCAAGTTCTTGGTACTGCTGCAACGCTTGGCGGCTTGTATCGTAATCTTGGTGGAGCTTCTGGTGTGAGCAACTTGTTCAATGCTGGTCGCAACTTCCTAACTGGATTTGGCGGTGGATTTGGTGGCGGTGGTTTTGGTACTGGCAGCGCCTACGGAAATCAAGATTATGGTCAGTATTTTTAAGGGCTGATTATGAACGGACTACTTGACATTTTTGGCACAAGCGGCACTGATACGCTCAGTCTGTTGGGCATGAGTCCAGAGGCTATCCAGCGTGGCCGTGATGATGCACAAGCCCAAGCACTTTATTCTTTGGCTGGCTCTTTGCTGTCTGGCGGCCCAACAGGGCTGTCTATCGTGCGTGGCCTACAACAAGGTAGCCAAGCATACAAAAACGCCATGCAAGGCCAATTGCAAGAGCAATTCCAAGGCGTACAAGTTCAGGACTTGCTGCGTAAACGCAAGATGGAAGAAGAAGCCCTTGCACTGCAACAACAAGCCCGTGCGCGTCAGCAAATGATTGATCGTGCTGTGGCTGGCTCATTCCAGCCTGGGATGGCTGCTCAACCTGCTCAAATGGTTGAAGAAGATGGCCGATTCATTGGCGAGACACCCGCTATTGCTGGTCGTGCTGCTGGTATTGACTTGCAGTCTCTTGCACCTATTTTGATGGCAAGCCCTGAAGGTCGTAAAACCTTGGGTGAACTGGTTGCCTCACAAAAAGCAATGCGTCCTGAGACATTCTCACTTGCTGAAGGCGCACAACAGTTTGAGCGTGACCCGTTTACTGGACAAGTTCGCCAAGTTGCAACAGGTGCACCAAAGCCTGAAGCCATGCCCACATCTTTGCGTGAGTTCATGGCCGCACAGCAAAACCCTGCTTTTGCTCAATTCTTGAAACAACAAAAAGAAGCCACTGCACCAAAGTTTGCTGTGAATATGCAAGACCCAACAGCGGTAGCAAAAGCACAATCAGATATTGTCAAAGATTGGCGTAGTGTTATCAAAGATACTGGTGCAATGGAGGTTGCTGATAGATTCAAAGCAGCACAGGTAGCAGTTCAACAAGGTAACGCTGGTAACAAGGCTGCTGATGGCGCATTGATCTTTGCAATTGGTAAGATTTATGACCCTTCTGGCGCTGTGCAAGAGGGTGACAAAGCAACCATTCTTGGCAATCGCTCAATTCCTGATTCGATCAAGGCATACGCTCAAAAAGCGTTTTCTGGTCAAGACTTGTTACCTGCTGAACGCAATGGTTTGTTGTCTGTTGCAAGTCAGATTGTTCAATCAAAGGCTCAAAACCTTGAGGCACAAAAAGCGCCTTACACCAATATTTCAAGACAACTTGGCGGTACTGGTGACTTGTTGCTGAACCCTCTTGCTGACGTTTTGTCTTCTGCTGGCGGTGGTGATCTTGCTGCACAGGCTAGGGCTGAGTTGGAACGTAGACGGGAGAAAAAATAATGGATCTCTCTAAACTCTCAGACAAAGATTTAGAGGCTTTGGCTTCTGGCAACATGGCCGCAATGTCTGATGCTGCTTTGCAAGTGCTTTCAGGCGCTCCTGTTGCACAGCCAAGACAAGCCAACCAACCCTATGCGGGGATGACGCCAAGACAAATTCAAGACGCTGTAATGCGTCCACCAGAAGCGCCAACAATGGGTATGGGTAGTGCTGGTGACTTGTTGCGTCAATTGGGTCTTACGGCTCGGGCTGGTATCACTGGTGTTGCTTCTTTGCCTTTGCTTGCTGCTGAACCAATTGCGGCAATGACAGGGCAACCAAACCAAGCACAGACACTGCAACGCTTGTTGACTCAATTGGGTCTGCCCGAGCCTAGAACTGGTCAAGAGCGTATTGTTCAAGACATTACAAGCGCGGGTTCTGCTGTTGCTGGCCCTGCTGCTATTGCTAACCGAATGGCCCCTGCTGTTCAAAAGTTCCTAAGTGAGAATCTTGGCGTACAGGCTGCTGCGGCCACTGGTGGCGCTTTGGCCTCTGGTGCTGCCCGTGAAGGCGATGCTGGCCCAATGATGCAATTGGTAGGCAGTCTTGGCGGTGCAATGGCTGGTGGTGGTGCTGCTGGTCTTGGCCCTTCCGTGACAAGAGCATCCAAAGAGGTTGTGCGTCCATTCACACAAGCTGGCCGTGAGGCTATCACTGGCAACGTGCTGAGAAGCCTTGCCACTGATGCCAACCAAGCAATTGAATCTGGCGCAGCGTTTAGACCCGCTATCCCAGGCTACCAACCAACAACAGCGCAAGCAACCCGTGATATTGGTTTGATCTCTGCTGAGACACCTATTAGGGCTTTGGATGTAACAGGTAGGTTTGGCACACAGATTGGCGAGGCCAACCAAGCACGCATGGCTATTCTTGATCGCTTGGCAAAAGACAAGTCTGCTTTGGATGCTGCTGTTCAAAAACGTACAGAGGTTACACAGCCATTGCGTGAACAAGCGTTTGCACAATCTACTGTTGCACCAGAGACATTCCAATCTGCTGTTGCTTTGAACGTCAACAAGACTATTGACGATATTCTTGCTTCTGATGCTGGTGCGCGTGGCACAGTGAAGAAAACAATGAATTGGGCCAAAGAGCAATTGGTTGAAGGAACAACTCCACAGCGTTTGTATGAAGTTCGTAAAGACTTACGTGACGCTGCACAAGGCTTGCTTGACAAAGACGGTTCTCAATACAGCTTGGCTAAAGGCCAGCTTGAGCAAGTCATCAAGGCTGTTGACAATACTATTGAAGGCGCTGCACCTGGGTATCAAGACTATCTGAAGAAGTTTGCAACCTCAAGCCGTGGCATTGAAAGACTGCAAGCTGCTCAGGATTTCCGCAGCAAGGTTTTGTCAACCACTCCTGATCCTTCCCGTGTTGGAGACTTCCTGATTTCACAGCCATCATTTACCCGTGCAATTCGTGCGGCTGAAAAAGACACAAAGTTGTCAAAGCCTCAAATGGCTGCACTGTCTAGGGTTGCTCAAGACTTGGATTCTGGTGTGTTGGCAAGGGCTGTAAAGGTTCCCGGTTCTGACACATTTAAGAATATCAGTACAGCTAACATTATTGGCGGCATCATTGGAAAGCAAATGTTTGGTGAAGTGCCAGCGGCTGTCCAAAAGGTAAGTGCGCCTTTGAACTGGCTTTACAACGGCACTGATGACGCAATTCGTGAGTTGTTGGTTGACGCAATGCTTGACCCTAAACTTGCATCACGCCTGATGACAAAAGCCTCACTGGTTACGGTAGAGCCTTTGAGCAAAGAACTGCAACGCAAAGCCGTATCACTTGGCTATGGCGCAACATTCGGATTAACGGAGTAAATCATGGCAAAGACAAAGATCAGCGAATTTTCCAGCACACCTGGAAACAACACCGACATTGACAGCATCAACATTGCTGAAGGATGCGCTCCAAGCGGCATTAACAACGCTATTCGTGAGTTGATGGCCCAACTCAAGGACTTCCAAGCTGGCACGGCTGGTGACTCATTTAACGGGCCTATTGGTACAACTACAGCTGCTGCTGGTGCGTTTACTACATTGTCTGCTTCAAGCACTGTATCTGGCACTGGGTTCTCAAACTATTTGGCAAGCCCTCCAGCAATCGGTGGAACAGCGGCTGCGGCTGGCTCTTTCACCACCCTGACTACCTCCAGCACAGTGACCCATAACGGCGGCACTGTCAACGGTGTGGCCTACCTCAACGGCTCCAAAGTCCTGACCACGGGGAGTGCGCTGACGTTTGATGGGGCTAAATTTGATGTTACAAGTGCTTATGTAAGAGCAGGTTCTGGCTTGACTGTTACAGGCACCGGTGGCCCATCGACAGGAACCAGTCTTGAAGTTACTTATGGTGCTGTTGCTAACACTGCACGGCTTTTTGCTTATGACAGAGATTTAGGCGCACGAAAAGATATTTTGCTTGATGGCTTAAACTTGCTTTTCAATGCAAGCGGCTCCGAACAAATGCGCCTGACCAGCACAGGTCTGGGTATTGGGACGAGTTCGCCTGCTTATAAGTTGGATGTGCAATCAACTGGTGGCACGGTAATAAATATCAGGGCCGCAAACAACTTAAATTCGGATATATTTTTCTCTGACCCAGACGCCGATAACCGTGGTGTACTGCGCTACAACCATGCAAATGATTTCATGTCGTTGTGGACTGCTGGCACAGAGCGTATGCGCCTCGACTCCTCCGGCAACCTCGGCTTGGGAGTTACTCCGAGTGCTTGGGCTTCAGGCTTTAAAGCATTTCAAGTAGCCGCAAATACCGCCGTGTGGGGTGGAACGGGAACAACAGGGCCATCATATTTTTCTAACAACGTAATATTTGACGGAGCGAGGAAGTATATAAATACAGCCGCTGCTTCTGAATATCAGCAGAACTCTGGTTCACATTTATGGCTCACCGCCCCCTCCGGCACAGCAGGTAACGCTATTAGCTTTACTCAGGCGTTAACCCTGTCTGCTGTGGGTAACTTGTTGCTTGGTGGTACATCTGATCCAGCAAGCGCAGCAAAAGCCATTGTGATCTACAACGGCACAGCGCCAACAGGAAACATTGCTGGCGGCACTTTGTACGTTGAAGGCGGCGCTCTAAAATATCGTGGTTCGTCTGGAACTGTCACAACGATTGCCAACGCATGATTACTCAACAAGCCATTGCTGACTGTTTTGAATATCGAGACGGTCTTTTGTATTGGAAAGGCATTAGCCATCCAAACAAACAGCATCTGCTCAACAAACCTGCTGGCTCAATTCACAAGACGGGCTATCGACACATCACATGGAAAGGCAAGCCGCAAAAAGCGCACCGCCTTATTTTTATGTTGCACTACGGCTATCTGCCTCCAGAGGTTGACCACATCAATGGCGACCGTGCGGATAACCGCATTGAAAACCTACGCCCTGCAACTCGCAGCGAGAACCAATGCAACCGTGGCGCACTGGCAAGCAACACAAGCGGCTATCCCGGTGTAACTTGGCACAAAGCAAGCAAGGCTTGGTACGTCCGAGTAATGAAGGATGGCAAGAGCAAGATTATTGGCTACTTCAAAGACCTTGAGTTGGCTGGACTTGTCTCTGCTGAAGCACGATCTCTTTATCACGGCGCATACGCCAAAGTTTAACTAAGGAACCACCATGACTACTTTCAAAATCTCCCAAATGGACCGCGACACCTCTGACGGTTTCGTCCGCACAGTGCACTGGAACGCCTCACAAGTTGACGGTGAGTTCTCTGCCTCGACATACAGCACAGCCAGCTTCACCAAAGAAGACGGTATCAACTACGTGCCATATGCAAGTCTGACAGAAGCTGCTGTTGTTCAGTGGGTCAAAGACTCTCTTGGGTCTGAAGGCGTTGCTGCTGTTGACGCTGCTCTGGCGGCTAACATTGCTGACCAAAAGGCTCCTAAAGTTGCCACTGGCACTCCTTGGAGTGAGTGATGGCGAACATTGATGCTACTGATGCACGACTATCAACACACGAAGAAGTCTGTGCTATCCGTTATGAGCAAATCCATGCACGTTTAAAGCGCATTGAAAACATCATGATGAAGACAGCCGGAGTGATGATCCTGTCAATGGCAGGAACAATCTTCTCTGCTATCTGGATACTCAAATGAAAGAGTGGGCCGTTAGCTTCATTGCTGCGGCCTCTTTTGTTGGGTTTGTCTTGTACTGTATCCATATGTTAGTTTGGGCATTTTCATGAGAGTGAAACTTGCCATTGGTATTGTTGTTGTGTGGTGGCTTTTACAAGTTGCCTTAGTTGTAGTAAAGGGACTGTGATGCTTGATCCTGTGAGCGCAATGGCCGCAGTAAGTGCTGCTGTTAACATGATTAAGAAGGCATCAGCAACAGTTGATGATGTGGCAAGCCTTGGCCCTCTTATTGGCAAATACTTTGATGCCAAGCACACAGCAACCAAAGCAGCGAATGAGGCAAAGAAAGCTGGCGGCTCTAACATGGGCAAGGCCATTGAAATTGAACTGGCGCTGAAGGCTCAGAGGGACTTTGAGGAACAACTCAAGGGTATGTTCTTTTCCACCAATAACATGGATGTTTGGAATTCAATCCAACAGCGTGTTATGGAGATGAACAAAGAAGATATTGCAGAGCAGCGCAGAGAAGCAGCTCGTGCCTTGAACGCCACTAAAAGACGCAAAGAGGTAATGGAGTTGACAATTGCCATCACACTTATTTCAGTCATTGCAGTCATCATCTTCTGGGGTATTCTTGAGCTAATCTTTTACTGTTCTGACTACGGATGCGGCTCATGAAAAAAGACGCTCTGACGGTGTTCATGGAAGGTATTGATGAATGGATCAAAATTAACTGCTACCTTGGTTTTGTCTGGGTAGGGTTCCAGGTTCTTCAATTCTTGCCAATTGAAATTGCCGAAAGAGTTATTGAAGCGTTTTTAGAATACATTGGAATTTGAAAGGAAAACCATGCTTACCAGTTACAAAGGTCTTACCCCTGATGAGATTGAAGTCCGAGTTTGGGCTTTTGTTGTCAAGGCAATCACTATTCTTGTCTTGGGCATTGCCTTTGGTGTGCTGTGGGCTATTGCCTTTGAGGAGCAATCTGAAGTCCTGGCTCCTATTGATGCGGTGTTTCTTGAAATCCTGAAGGCCATTGCTTTTATGGGTGTTGGCACTTTGGGTGGTATCTCTGGCCGTAAGGCTGCTGGCTCGATTGTTAAGAAGCTGACTGATGAGGAGCCAAAATAATGTTGCCCATCATTGCCTCAATCGTTTCTGGTCTGATCCAGAACAATATGCACAAGGTCGCTGATGCTGTCATGGACAAAGGCGTTGATTACGTTGAACAGAAGATGGGCATCAAGCTGAAACCAGAGGGTGAGGCAACCAAAGAGGACTATGAGAAGTGGAACGCTGAAGCTGCCAAGCATGAGGAGTTCATGGCTGAGTTGGATGAGAAGTCCAGGCAAAGAGCCACTGATATGCAACTGCAAGCCATGAAGTCAGACGATCCTCTGGTGAGAAGATTCGTTTATCTGTTCATTGGCTGGTGGTCAGTGTTCGCTACAGTCTATATTCCTGTCATCACTTTTATGGACATTCCTGATGGCAATGAGCGTTTTGCAGACACCATTCTTGGCTTCTTGTTGGGAACAATGGTTGCATCAATGTTCAACTTCTTGCTTGGTAGCTCACAAGGTAGCCGCCTCAAGGACGATAAAAAATGATTACGCTGGAGAAGCTGATCGCTGCTGGAGTCAAGGCTAGTGTTGCTGAAGTCTGGTTGCCTTTTGTTCAGCAAGCGTGTGACCGTTACCAAATCAACACCAAGAATCAGATTGCTGGTTTCATTGCTCAGTGCGCCCATGAGTCTGGTGGGTTTACTATGCTTGAGGAAAACCTGAACTATTCAGCGGCCACTATGTCTGTTGTATGGCCTAAGCGGTTTGCTGAGATGGGGCCAGATGGCAAGCCAAAGAAAGACAAGGGAAAGAACATTCCAAACAAGTTTGCGCTTGCCTTGCACCGTAAGCCTGAGTTGATCGCCAATACTGTTTACTCTGGCCGCATGGGTAACGGGCCATTAGAGTCTGGTGAGGGCTGGAAGTATCGTGGTCGTGGTCTTAAACAGCTAACAGGGAAAGACAACTACATACGTTGCGGTTCTGCTATTGGCTCTGACTTGGTGACAGACCCTGACCTGTTGCTCAAACCAAAGGATGCCGCACTGTCAGCAGCATGGTTCTGGCACACCAACAAATGCGGCCCTTTGGCTGAGTCTGGTGATTTTGTTGCACTGACAAAAAAAATTAACGGCGGGACAATCGGCCTTGAAGACCGGGAGAAGCGCTACCGTGCTGTCCTTGCAGTGATATAGGCATATACATACAAGCCTCTGATGCGCTTGTTTCCACTGTTACCACTGATGTACCAACCACTTGTTTAGGGTGGTTGATGAAGCGTTTACAGTTCCAGCAATAGTGGTCTGGATACTCTGGGTCACAACGTGTAATGTCACTTGCCAGCATATTCCAACTCAAGCAACAACTCTAGGTAATGAATGGCTTTGCGAATGTCAGCAGCGCCGTTTTTTTCCTTGTACCTAGTCACATACTTCACCACATTGCCAGCACAAAACCCTAAGTTGTTTGCATGGATGTAGACAATGGGCTGGATGCCTTTGTCTTTGTAGTGATTGCCCGATTCCTGTTTATCAAGGGCAGACATTACGCCTCCTTAACAAAGATGCCTTCAGCAGTCAGATAACCCTTGCGGTCTTTAATCTGCTCATAAGCATGGTTAAAACAGCTTACAAGGTCAAGATCAGCACAAGCACAGCCCATGACAAGGGTAACGAGAATATCGCCGTATGCGTCAATCATGGCCTCTTTATCTTTGGCTACGATTGCGTCAAACAACTCATTCAGTTCTTCTTGTGTCTTTTTGGCCTGTGCTTCTGGTGTGCTGTTTTGCACAATACCTCTTGCCTCACCCCATCTAATTACCTTTAGTTCAACATCTGGAAAAGACATTTTTAACTTTCTTTAAAAATTGAATGTGTTTGATATTTTTTTGATGCTTCAACATAAGCAGCGTAAGCATCTTCTACTTTTGCGTGATAACCAAGATGCAAAACTTTTCCACGTATTGTTATTGCGGCTTGCCATCTTTTGTCTCTTTTATGCCATGTAACTCCTTTGTACCCAGAAGTATTTTTGACATTTTTAAGTCTATTCTGGGCGTTTTGCTCTGGGCTAGCCAACCTCAAGTTTGAAATTTTGTTGTCTGCTTTGTTTCTGTTGATGTGGTCAATGTGGCCATATGGAAATGCCCCATGAACAAAAAACCAAGCAACTCTATGAGCAAAAATTTTTTTCCCAGAAACACAAAGAATGATGTAGCCATTAGGCATTTTTGATCCAGCAATATCTCCAGCTTTTACGCCTCTTGTTCCATCAAGGTTCCAAGTAAAAAGACCCGTCAATGGGTCATAAGTAAGTTTTCGCAAACATTCTTGTTCAAGTATCATTGCATCCCCCATTGTATAAATGACTAATTATACCATTTATACAATGGTGCGTAACTCATTAGTCAGTGCCTCCAACCTGCATCACTTCTTGCTCTGCCTCTTGTTCTTTGAACTGCTGAACAAGTTTTTGGTGGAGGGGGAATGCTCCAGATTCTGTTGGCAATTGTCCGAGAACGCGAACAATAAAAGCGGCTTCATTTGTGTCAAGTGTAAAAGTCATGGTTTTTCCAGGGTAAAGGTCAGGTACTCGCTGCGTCTGGTGCATATGACGGACACCCCAATTGGGTTGCCACTCCAGAATCCGCTTTCCCCGACAAAATCAGAAGCAGTTGGTCGTGCAATTAGGACCGAAACAGCAAGTGGTGCAAGTAACCATACGGCCACCAGAGTTGATGCTGTGTGTTGAGCAATTAGCCCAAACTGCTGTGGCTGCTGTTGCCAGTGCGATGGCTGCGAATACTTTTTTCATGTTGTCTCCTTAAAATGGGGCATCGTCCATATCATCAAACCCGCTTGATTTGGGCTTAGATGGCTGTACAGGCTTTGCTGCGTCTTTGGGCTTGACTGACAGGCTCATAAACTTTTTACCCGTCTTCTCGCTTGTTTTAAGCCATCCAGAGATCCACATATCAACGCCATTGACGTTAATACTGCCTTTGTAATCTGGAAAGTTGTCTTGCGTCTTTTCGTCATTCTTGAAAAGTGCGCCTCTGTTTGCGTTGTCGTATTGCATTTTCATTCCTTTGCTTTTTTGATTGCAGCCCGAGTCTTGCTGTCTAGCAATGACCACAAGGCTACTTTTTGATCTGCCTCTAGCTTCTCCGCATCAAGCCTTTCAAGTGCTTGTTTTGGTTGGCCTTCAGCTACGTTAGCAACCAACTCGATTGCTAATTCTTGGAGGTACTGCATTTCCTCTGCGGGAATGTTGTCTGCAATACCCTGAGAGGGAGTGATGATAACTTTTTCTTTTGCTGGCGCTGAGTCAATAGCGTCATGCTCAACTATTTCTAGGGCTGCAACCCACAAGTATCTTCTTGTGTAAGTTTGCACCGCACCAAGGTTTTGAATCTCATGCGCTCCTTTAAGAGCCGCAGAGGACATTGGAGAAGTGATTTCAATGAAATCATCTGGCTTGTCAATGTCAATCAGTTTCATTGTTGCAATCTCTTTGCCAAACGAGATCACAGAAACAATGCCGTACATTTTCAAAACACTTAACGCTGGTATCAGAAAGTCGCCAAGTTCAAAATACTTGTAACCAGCAAACTTGTTATGACCAGTTTTCCTGAGCTGTAACTCATGGAAATGCTCTCTTGCATCACTTAGTTTTTTGTAAATGCTCATTGTGTTCTCCCAACTTGTTTAGCCAAAAGCCACTTGTCACCAAGAAAGCGGATTGATTTGATCCACTCCCTCATGTTGTGGCGCTGAATGTGTGTTGGTACACCTGGAACGCAGTACAGGCTGCGTACCCGTGTGAGGTACGCTGTTTTCATTCTTGCTCCTTTGGCTCAACTTTTACTAAGTCAACGCTTGACGGGATGTCGCGGTAAGAGCCGCCAACAACTTCATTGAAGCCGTAGCCCTCGACCAAGTTGTTTGCATAGTCAAGCAAGATCTTTTCGACTTCCTGACGGGATAAAGTGATTTTCATATCATTCCTTTGGTTGTGTTGAGCCTCTATTGTTAAGCCGAAATCCATGTTTGTGTATTAGGACAAACCCTAATAGACAGCAATTTTTTTTCATGTAATCTTTGCGGCATGAACACACACGAACAACATGAAGTCCTGGCCATCCAGCCGTTGCTAGACTATGCAACCTCGCTGGTGGTTCAGTACACACAGCCTGAAGATGTGGAGGCCGCTACCAAGGCTCTCCTAGTCGCCAGCTTGGAACAGCTTTTTAACAGGAGGATCTACATTGAGCAAATTAGCCGCTAAACAGTTTTATCTGGATCAGATAAAAAAAGATAACTCACCACATCGAAGGATTGCAAACAGGATGGCTGGCAAGTTTGACATTTCACCAGCATTGGTAAAGAACGAACTTCTCAAAGATGGTTACATCACCATTGCTAAGACTGTGCGACTTGGTATGACGCAGAAGCTGAACTTCTATTTCAAGCTGACAGGAAAGACACTACAAAGCACTTCTGAGCAACGATTTGTTTCTAACTCTCATTGGGAAGATGGAACACCAAAAAGCCGTGGCAATGCCTTTGACATTACGTTTGCTAAGGGTCTATTCAGCAAAGCAGAGATTGCCAACTCAATCAACAAGGGCAAGCCAAACAACTACAACACAACAGTGCAAATGATTGCATATTCAAGAGCATGACATACAAGACAGATTCAACCTCACAATGCGAAGGCAAAGACAAGTTGCCCACCAGAGAGTTGGCGCAAGTGATTGTTGGCCGCAGACGGGATAGCCCTATGGAGGCTTATCGCTGCCCACATTGCGGGTTCTGGCATGTAGGCCATGCAACTCCTAAGAAACAAGTTTTTTCACGTTCACCAAAGAAAGGCTAAATCATGTTAACAATGTTCTCTAAAAAACCAGTGGGGCAAATGGCTCGACTCAAGCACCTGATCTCCAGGCCAGAGGGTGCGTCAGCAGCAGAGATTGCACGTTACCTGCCTACGACTAGCCCTCACAGCAAGCTGGCTAGACTTGTTCGTGATCACAACTGGACTGTGCTGAGAAAAGAAAAAGGTGACGGAACTAAACAATACTTTGGCAAGCCACCAAAGAAGTGATATAGTTGCTTGAAACACGGCTAGGTTGGGAGTTGCTACCCAACCGAAAAGAGTTACCCCTTCTCCTGCCGCAGTTTCTTCAAAGGGGTTTGAAAAAGCGGAAATCATGCACTATTACCAGTTCAGCATTGGCGACTATCGTGCCGCCACAGCGCACTTGTCCAATGAAGAAGATTTGGCTTACCGCCGACTTCTGGATATGTACTACGACACAGAGCAAAAGATCCCATTGGATACCCAGTGGGTTTCCAGACGCTTGCGAGTGGATTCCCAAGTGGTTTGTGATGTTTTAAATGATATGTTTGTCCAGCATGAGGATGGCTGGTTTCATGCTCGCTGTGATGATGTTATCCAGCAATATCACGCAATGGCTGAAAAGAACAGAGCTAATGGTCGCCTTGGTGGACGCAAAAAGAACCCAGTGGGTTCCGAGTCGCAACCCATCGCTAAGGCAACTATAAACCAAGAACCAATAACTAATAACCATAAACCAAAGAGAGAGAAAGCAACTGTCGTTGCTTGCCCCCCTGATGTTGGTTTACAAGAATGGCAAGATTGGTTGTCACTCAGGAAAGCCAAGAACGCACCTGTGACTGAAACAGTCCTGAAGTCTGCAAGAAAAGAAGCGGAAAAGGCTGGCATCACTCTTAATGCCTTTTTGACTATCTGGTGTGCAAGAGGTTCGCAAGGTCTTGAGGCATCGTGGCTGAAGTCTGATGAAAAACAAAACCAGACTGAGACTGTCTATCAGCGATCAATGCGCTTAAAGATGCAAGAGGCAGTGCCAAGCATTGCCAAGCAAACGCCTTACCAAGATGCCAGCGACTTCTTCCGCACGATTGATATGCCAACACAGAAAGTCATTGAGGTGAACAAATGAGCTTGCCTATGCCTTGGGTTGAACGCATCTTCACAAAGTTGACAATGATCTATGGCCGAGACTTTCTTGGTCGTTGGGAAGGTTTGGACATTGCTGAAGTGAAAGCTGATTGGGCGCATGAGTTGGCAGGGTTTAAAGACTTTCCTGATTCGATTGCCTATGCTTTGAAAAATATGCCTGACAGTGGAAAGCCTCCAACAGTGCTTGAGTTTCGTGCGATGTGCAGAAAAGCGCCTGAGCCTACCTTGCCAATGTTGGAAAACAAACTGACAGCAGAGCAAATGGCCGCGAACAAAAAGCGGATTGCTGAACTGATTGCAAAGGTTAAGAAGTGAGCCACTATCAAGCAATGCAAATCTTGGACAAGGTGCGTGAAGGCGTACCTTACCCGCAACACATCATTGACCAAGCACTAAGGCTAACAGGTGACTTGGGGTAAGCACCTATGGCATACAACCAGAAACCAGAATCTAATCACAGTGACCGATACATGATTGAGCTTGGTGAGGCCAGAGTCTTGTTTACGACTTGGAAAGTAACAAAACAAAAGGTCTTAACGCCTGTTCGTGTTGAGTGGCTAGAACGCAGATATGGCTCTGGTTCTGTTGAACGCATAAAAGGCTATATGGCAAAACTAAAAAGTGGTGAACTTGAATGACGTTTCAATTGATTTTCAGCGTAGAGGGCAACCCTGTTGGCAAGCAACGCCCAAGGTTCACAAAGATGGGCCGCACCTACACGCCAAAAAAGACTTCTGACTACGAATCTCAGATAAAAGCACAAGCCTTGTCAGCTATGGGGCCAACAGAGCCACTAGAAACGCCTGTGGCGGTTTATATTTACATCAACCATGCCATCCCCGCCAGTTATTCAAAAAAGCGCAACGAAGCCTGTTTAAAGCGTTTAGAGCGTCCAAAGAAACCCGATTTGGATAACGTGGCAAAAGCCTTCCTTGATGCAATGAACGGGGTTGTTTACAAAGATGATGTTCAGGTGGTTAGCCTTCACGTTACAAAGCGATATGAAACTATTGCAAGCGTCCATGTTTGCGTGAGGGAGGAGCTTGAATGATTCATTATCATGGGTTGCCAATAACTCCAGCAACTGCTGCTGTGTCGGCTGTGCAAGCTGGTCATGCCTTTGTTTCTTTCCATCATCCAGATCAACTTGGCGTTGCTGCTGAAGTCTGTCAATCTTTTGCTGTTGACAATGGCGCTTTCAGTGCCTGGAAAAGTGGAAACCCAGTGACTAATTGGTCTGACTTTTACGAATGGGCGTTTGCTTGCAAGAAAATGCCTAACTGTGACTTTGCTGTTATCCCTGACGTAATTGATGGCACTGAAGAAGACAACAACGCTTTGGTTAGATCGTGGCCTTTAGGAAAGTTCTTTGGCGCACCTGTATGGCATATGCACGAATCAATGAGTCGGCTTTCTTGGCTTGCAAGAGAGTTTCATAGGGTCTGCATTGGCTCATCTGGTGAGTTTGCTGAGATTGGAAACTCAAAATGGTGGGGTCGGATGGCAGAAGCAATGAATGTTGTTTGCCCTGATGGTTCGCCAATTTGCAAACTTCACGGCTTAAGGATGCTTGACCTTGAAGTTTTTACCAAGTTACCTTTTGCGTCTGCTGACAGCACAAACATTGGTCGAAACATAGGAATTGATAACAACTGGAAAAGCGGCAACTACCCACCACCAACAAAAGAAGCAAGAGCAATGGTTATGAGACAAAGAATCGAATCTCATAATTCCTCACAAAAATGGATCAAACAACCAATTCAGGAAACGCTTTTATGAAAACAGCAATCGCAATCTACGCACTGGCAATGACTGCCGCAAACTTGTCAATCTCACATTTTGGCCCTTGGGTGTCACCTATCAATTCATTTTTGTTTATTGGCCTTGACTTGGCTTTGCGAGACTTGTTGCACCAGAAACTAAAAGCATGGCAGATGGGCGGCTTGATTGTCGGAACTGGTTTGCTGACTTACTTGTTAAACCCTGCTGCTGGAATGATTGCCATTGCTTCTGCTGTGTCATTCACTGCCGCATCAGTGGTTGATTGGGCTGTGTTTGCCAAAATTACAGGCACTTGGATCAAGCGTGCAAATGGAAGCAACATTGCTGGTGCTGCTGTTGACAGTTTAGTTTTCCCAACATTGGCTTTTGGTGTTTTGATGCCTCAAATTGTTGCCATGCAGTTTGTTGCAAAAGTTGCTGGTGGTGCTGTTTGGGCTTATGTGATTTCAAAGGTTAGCAATGAAAATCACGCTGCATAACGCTCAACAGGGCCACACAGTCCTGAAAGACATTTGGCAGAAAGCCAAGCCTTACCTAATGGCAGGGAACAAGCTAGTGCTGACGATTGAGAAAGAATCTAAAAGCCGCGACCAGGAGGAGATGTATCACGCCATCATCGGACAGATCGCAAAGCAAGCAAGCCACCTTGGTGCTAAGTGGTCACAAGAGGATTGGAAGCGGTTTCTTGTTTGGCAGTTCGCTAAAGAAGTTGGCATTAGCACTGGCAAGCTGGTTCCAAGTCTTGATGGCACTGGAATTGTTCAGCTTGGCTTGCAAACTCGCAAATTTAAAAAAGACGAGTCAAGCCAGTTTATTGAGTGGCTGTTTGCTTGGGGCGCTGAAAACGGGGTGTCCTTTGACCAAAGCTGAGAAAGCCCACAAGCAAGCTGTTGCTGAGTTGGGCTGTGCGCTGTGCTATCACCTACACGGGCCACACGATCCAGCAGGAGTGGAACTCCACCACCTTAGAGCAGGTGGATGGGGAAAAGGTGACTACAAGACACTTATTCCACTTTGCGCTGAACATCACAGGGGAAACACTGGCATACATGGCTTGGGAACCAAAGGCTTTGTTAAGCACTACGGGATAACACAACAAGAATTGCTTGATTGGACGCTTCTAAGGGTTTCCACTGATTCACAAAGCTAGTCTCCACCATCACAATGAAGACTCATTAACCAAGGAATGTTATGACCGAATTTGAATACAACACAACTCTGAACGGTGGCGTGATCACTGTTGTTCTGAACATTGAAGAATTTCTTGATGAAGACGGTATTGATTGGAAAACATCATTCCAAGCTGTCTACCATGACTGCACTGATGTAACAGGCATCTTGTCTAAAGAGCAAATCAACGAGTTAGAAATGGAAGCCTTGGCTGGTTTTTCTGATTACTGCTTTGAATTGGGTAACGTATGACAAGAGAAGAACTTATCCAAGAGTTGATGGAAGACTCACAAACGTACTGTTGTTATTGCGGTGCACCAAAAGTTAGTTTTGGATGCTGTGGCGAAAACCACTTTGAGACTTTTGCAGAGATGAACAAAGAGACTCAAGAATCTATCTTGAGTGACATGGCGAGTGAAGTTAGCGATTTTTGGCAAGGCTACGTGCCTGAGCCAGTGAAGCCAGCACAGCAAGGGTGTATGCGCTGCAACACGCCGAAGAAGTGTGCGTTGTACGGATGCTCACCATTGACATGGCCTTCAGAGCAGCCAGCACAGCAGGAGCCTGTTTGCGACAAAGACCCACAAGGCTGTTGGAGTGTGCGTTGCCAACTTGGGAAACAGTGCAAGAACACGCCAGCACAGCGCACATGGGTTGGGCTGACGGATGAGGAGATTGAACAATCCTGTGTTCCGCTTGGTGCAGCAATGCTGTCTTTCACAGAAGTTGCCCGAGCCATCGAAGCTAAGTTGCGAGAGAAAAATCAATGATTCCAACAACAAGGAAGGAGGCGCTTGCTTCCGGCGCTATTCGTTACTTTACTGGAAAGCCTTGCAAAAACGGGCATGTTGATGAAAGAACGGCGGTCAAAGGCATGTGCTGTCAATGTCAGCGAGACATAGCAGCAGTGCGTTGGCGCTCGGGTTCAAGCTGGGTTCAACAGGACAAATCAAGGGCGACAGAGGCTGTTCGTAAATGGACTGCAAGCCATGCCGAAAAGAAGTCCAAGAAAAACCAAGAATGGCGCACTGGCAACCGTTCGGAGGTTAATGCTCATGCCGCAAAAAGAAGGGCCGCAAAAATTCAACGCACACCGTCATGGGCGGATAAAGATCAGATTGGCATGTGGTACAGCGTGGCTGAAGTTTTAAGCCGTGGCGGTGTTGAGTTCCATGTAGATCATGTTTTGCCTTTGCAGGGGAAAGAGGTCTGCGGCCTTCACTCGCACGACAATTTACAGGTGATTCCGTGGTTTGAAAACCTGCGGAAAAGCGCCAAACTCAAGGAGAAGAACACATGACCACTCAACTTGTTCGTGACTCTATGAAGCTGATGGCTGATGCTGGCGTGGACATTGTGGACATCAAATGGTTTGACCTGTCTGGTGCGTTCACGGACAAGCAACGGGCAGACCTTGACCCGGTGATGACGCACCGACCACCTTTTGACAAATGCTTTGTTGTTTGGCAAGGAAAGACAAGCCATCACCCGAGCTACACCGTCTTGATGATGGTGGCTGGAGATGATCCAGATGAAGGCATCACGGTGTCAATGTGGAAGGGGCCAACCGGGACTCGACTGATGCCGATCCCTGCCATGTTTTACTTCATTGAGGATGACAACATTCGATACGGGTCTGTCAGCGATGACGAGCCAGTGGACAAGGAGCTTGCAGAACTCATGTTGGCTCAAATTGGCGCTTGGTATGGTGCGATGGACAGGCGTATTGAGGCGCACATTCCCACAGTGCGTGACACATTTACCAACCGCCGAAAGATACAGCAAGGCAAGCTGCCAACCTACGACTGGACAACGGTGTGGATTGAGCCATCTAGGCCCCGCCAAGAGTCCAAAGGGGGCACACACGCATCACCCCGACTGCATGAGCGCAGAGGCCACCTGAGAAGGCTAAAAACAGGCAAGAACGTCTGGGTCAAGAACTGCAAGGTTGGTGACGCAAGCAAGGGGGCGATATTCCACGACTATGCAATCAAGGAGAAGAACACATGACTGATAAATACGCAACCGAAGAAGACACCGCAGAACTGATGCGTGTGAGCAAACTTCCAAAACCCTTACGACTTGCTGCCATGCTTGAAAAGACAATGCAGTGGCCGCTGCATGGCAAGTCTGCGGACTGCTTGCGCGAGATGTATGAGCTGCTGCAACGCTGCAAGAACGAGATGCGTTATGCAGGATGGGACAAGCGCGAAACCGACAACTACGCAAAGAATGAAATTTACGAACAGGTCAAGAGCCTTTTGGAGACAAAATGAGAGAGTTTGACCCCGACACATGGCTAATGATTGGGCTTACTTGGTTTCACGGTTTACTCTGTGGCTGGGCTATCTGGCGTGAAGGTAAAAAATCAAAGGTAGAAGATGAGACCTGACAGCCCTTGTATAGCAGTCTGTACCACCTTGTATGACGAAAAATGTAAGGGATGCGGTAGAACTTACATGGAAGTTGCTTTGTGGAACGAGATGGAATTACATGATCGTGAACAGGTTTGGAAGCGCATTGACAAAGAACAAACAGCTTGGCGTTACAACAGATACAAGGATAGAGCGTGAAAAAGAAAAGCAAGTACAAACCTAAAGGGATACGCCTGGACGCATTGAATTGGGTCTTATCTGGTCTAAAACCAGTGTCTCAAGTGGGTGACGCTTTGTTAGTCCTAAAGGCAAAGAATCATTCAGCACTGACAGAGGTTGTCCAAGGACGGGGAAACCGTGACCAGATAGACGTTCTGATCGCTGCCTTAAACATGACAGAGGCGTATGCCATTCACGGTAAGGGAAAAGATTGGTTGCCAGAGATAAAGCAAGGACAAGACGCACTGTATGAAATGGCTTGTCGTGGTCTTGATAACGATAAGTTCTTGTTCCGTGGGCCTGAGATGCAAGCCGTGAACTTAGTTATGGATGTGCATGATTTGCAACTGGAAAATTCCACTGTAAAAGAACTAGAGCAGATGACTGCCTATGTGACTAAGCAGATCATCCATCGCAAAGCAAGAGCGATTAAAACGTCAGAACGTCAAACCACTCAAGAGCAAATGCAGCCAGCGTAAGGCCGATAACGATTGCCAGGGAAACGTCTTTGATGGATTCTTTCATGGGGACTCCTATTGTTGATGCCTCTATTGTCTAGTTATCCACAAAGTTATCCATCGGGACAAACCCTAGTTCACAACTGGCAAAAAGTGTGATAGGGTGTTAAAATCTGGAAAACTGGAGAATGTTATGGGTGGACTACTTGCGCCAAAGGTTGAAATTGAAATTGAGATAAAGAGCCAAGAAGAAGAAGGCGATGCCTGTCCTTTGGCTACTCAAGACGTAGAAGAAAACCTCAAGAATCGTCAAAAGGCGATTGATAAGGCCAACTACGGCCCTATGAACCCTAACGAGCCAAACACCGATTACTGGCGTAAGCTGGCTAACGGGTGGCGACTGTCTCCTGGTCAAGCAAAAAAGTCTCTCTGTGGGAATTGCGCTGCTTTTATCCAGACCGAATCAATGATGGATTGCATCGAAAAAGGCTTGGGTGAGCCTGATGCTTGGGAAGTCATTGATGCTGGTGACCTTGGTTATTGCGATATGTTCCACTTCAAATGTGCTGCCAAGCGTACCTGTGCCGCTTGGATTGTTGGTGGCCCTGTAACTGAGGAGAGCGAAAATGAATCTGAGTAAAGCAGCCAAAAAGATTGGCAAAGTTATGGGTGAGTACAAGGAAGGCTCTCTGAAGTCTTCTTCTGGTCAAAAGGTAAAAAGCCGTGACCAAGCCGTAGCCATTGCCATGAGTGAAGCAGGTCGTTCTATGCCTCAACGTGGTGGTCGTACCGCTACGAATAGGGGCAAGAAATGAAGGGTCTCTATGCCAACATTGCTGCCAAACGTGAGCGCATTGAAAAGCAAAAAGATGCTGGAAAGACTCCAGAGCGTATGCGTAAGCTTGGGACTAAAGGCGCTCCAACTGCTGCGGCTTTTAAGGCTGCGGCTAAGACTGCGAAAAAATGATTAAGCGCGGCACAGAGTCATTTTCTGGCTACAACAAGCCGAAACGCACTCCAG